AAAGAATACCACACACGCAAGAAAGAGCCTTGGGTGAATGTTATTGATGTTAAAGTGAATGAAGAAAATGTTCGCAATGGCTTCTTTGAGCTCGATTGGAATGAATACTTTATCGCGCAACTTGTGCAAGCAGGTTACGGTGTTGACAACGATCCAGAAGAAGAAATTGTAGATCGGTGGTTTCGAGACATTGTGTATAATATGCTAGATGAAGAAGGACAAGATACTAATAGAGGTGCGGGTTATATTAATGTTGTTCCAATTTCAAAAGGTAAGTCAGAAGTTAGTTGACAATGATGTGTAACTATGTTATACTATATTTAAATTAACACAATAAAAGGCAATACAATGGCAACTTATGTACTAGTAGATACTGCAAATACTTTCTTTAGAGCTCGGCACGTAGTACGTGGTGATATTGATACTAAAGTAGGCATGGCACTACATATCACACTTAACAGTATTAAAAAAGCGTGGAAAGACTTTAACGCAGATCATGTCGTGTTTTGCTTAGAAGGTCGTAGCTGGCGCAAAGACTATTACGAGCCTTACAAGCGTAATAGGCAGGTTGCTCGTGATAAACTAACTGTTACTGAAGCAGAAGAAGATACAGCGTTTTGGGAGATCTTTGACGAGTTTAAGAACTTTGTTACAGAAAAGACTAATTGCACTGTTATGCAACACAAACAACTAGAAGCAGATGATCTTATTGCAGGTTGGGTACAAGCACACCCCGATGACAATCATATTATTATTAGTACAGACGGAGACTTTGCTCAACTAGTTGCACCTAACGTAAAACAATACAATGGTGTTGCTAATGTAACTATTACAGACAAAGGCTACTTTAACGACGATGGATCGCCTGTTATTGAAAAGAAGACACAAGAGATTAAGCCTGCGCCGCAGCCTGACTTTATGTTGTTTGAAAAGTGTATGCGTGGCGATACTAGTGATAATGTGTTTAGTGCTTATCCTGGTGTACGTAAGAAAGGCACTAAGAACAAAGTTGGTCTTATTGAAGCATACGAAGACAAAGGCACTAAAGGCTACAACTGGAATAACATGATGNTACAACGCTGGACTGATCACGAAGGTGTAGAACACCGTGTACTAGATGATTATAACCGCAATGTTGTACTGTGTGATTTGACTGCACAACCTGCAGACATTAGAGAGATAATTAATAACACTATTGCAGAACACGCAAAGCCTAAAGACATTAGTCAAGTAGGCATGCGTCTTATGAAGTTCTGTGCTAAGTGGGATATGCAACGTATTGCAGACCAGGCACAGACATATGCTGCACCATTACAAGCGAGGTATCCTGTATGACATTAAAAGCAAAATCTGTAGTTAAAGATAAATTTTGGATTGTAGAAAATAACGAAGAACGTATCGGCACTATGTCTTATAGTGATGATCGTTATATGTTTAGTAGTCGTATTGAAACTTGTTTCTTTGACAATAAAAGACAGATGAAGAAAAAGTTCGGCGCGGACATTGTATGGACAGATGTAACACCTGAATTAACAAAATCAAATAATAAAAATTTTGTTGTACACGGATTTCCAACTAGTGTCGAACCACACAACACAATGTACGATGTAAAACGTAAACTGCCGTTATTTACTAAAAGTAATAAGTCTAAAAGTGCATACTGTGCAGGATATTATGTTATCGAATTTGAAAAAGGTTGGGTTAAGAGTTTTTGTCCTAAATTAATTACAATTGAACGAAATAAAAGTAAAGGTCCTTTTAAAACAGAACTAGAAATGCGTGAGGAGCTTCGACGTGTCAAATCTTGAACCATTAAACACTATCCCTTTACAGCAGTTTTTTAATGCTGTAAAGGCTGCTGAACAAAGTCGTGCGAGAGAAGTTAAGCTAGACATTACTACTGCAAAGACTCTAGCATTTACACTGGGTAGTGTTATGAGTCGCTTACACGGTGATCTTGAACTATTAGTTGCACAGTCTAAGACCAATGACGATGAAGTTATTCAAATTAATTTAGATGGCGGTTCTAAATTTTAAGTGCGTAGATAACTTTTAAAAAGATAAATATATGCGTAGTTAATTAAAAGGATTACGCATATGAGCAGACCAAAGCCAACAGTTATTTTAGAAAACATTAATAGTAAGACCTATAAAAGCGAACAAGTATTAGAAGCAGATGCTATTTGGGCTGTGTTTTATAAAGAGAAACCGTTTAACCTTAAAAGTGCAAATGCACTTACAAATTATCCCGGTCCTAAATATAAGAAAGTTAGTTTCTCTAATCCAGGNCATGCACACAATCTTGCTAAAAAATTAAACGAAATGTTTAAGTGCCAAGACTTTACAGTATATAAACTTACTGATGGTGAATTGGTTATAGAAGAATGAACTGGAAAGAGACTTATACTAAGCTCTTTTTAAAAGAACTCGGTAAAAGCACTAACGATATTACTGTTGCAGAATATATGCCTCTATGGTGGAAAAACAATAGAGAAAAGGGCGAAGGCGGATTGCGTTTAACAGAAGCAGGATTCGATGTACTAACTCTAATAGACTTGACAACATATGACATACCATATCCGAGAGATGTGCCATTATCTACTCAAGTAATCATTCATCTTGACAAGTTTATTGACTGTCCATACTATCTAACTAATAGAAGTATTGTTGTAACAAACGAAAAGAAAGCAGTTGAACTCACTCTTTTTAGTGGCGATTTGCGCAAATATGGGTTAACAAAAGCAGTTACTAGGCAAAAAAAATCCTAAGTTATTGTTTTTAAACAGGTTCTTTTTTTAAAAAATAGTTGACAAATACTGTAAATGTGTTATTATATATGTATAGTTTAAATAATGCACTGAAACAAAGAGGGAATACATTATGGATACGTCAACTCGCACAGTTAGTCCAAATAGCGCAAAAGCAAGCATCAAACATGCTCTTAAAAAGAAGCGACCAATCTTCCTATGGGGTCCTCCAGGTATTGGTAAATCAGACATTGTACGTCAGATTACTGACGGCTTTTCCAATTCACACTTAATCGACATTCGTTTGTCGCTTTGGGAACCTACAGATATTAAAGGTATTCCCTACTTCGACAGCAACTCAGGTACAATGGTGTGGGGCGCACCTAGTGAACTTCCGAGCGAAGAGTTTGCGGCACAGTATGACAACATTGTACTTTTCTTAGACGAAATGAACTCGGCGGCGCCTAGTGTGCAAGCGGCAGCATATCAGCTTATTCTTAACCGCCGTGTAGGACAGTACAAATTGCCAGACAATGTTATGATTGTTGCGGCAGGTAACCGTGAAGCAGACAAGGGCGTTACATATCGTATGCCTGCTCCGTTGGCTAACCGCTTTATCCACTTAGAACTTGCTGTTAACTTTGATGACTGGTTCCAATGGAGTGTAACTAATAAAATACACACAGATGTAGTTGGGTACCTGACATTTAGCAAAAAAGACTTGTATGACTTTGATCCCAAAAGTCCAAGCCGCTCGTTTGCTACTCCACGTAGCTGGAGTTTTGTTAGCGAATTGCTAGAAGATGATCTAGACGACAATACTACTACAGATCTTGTAGCAGGTGCAGTAGGCGAAGGTCTTGCTGTTAAGTTTATGGCACACCGCAAAGTTGCGTCTAGCATGCCTAACCCAACTGACATTCTTGCAGGCAAAGTAAAAGAAATGAAGTCTAAAGAGATTAGTGCTATGTACTCTTTGACTGTGTCGTTGTGCTACGAGCTTAAAGAAGCATGCGACAATGGCGATAAGAAGTTCGATGACAAAGTGAACAACTTCTTGCGCTTTTCAATGGACAATTTTGATACTGAACTTGTTGTTATGGGCATTAAACTTGCACTTACACAATACGGTCTTCCAATTGATCCAGACGAAGTTGAATGTTTTGATGAATTCCACGAGCGTTATGGCAAGTATATTAAGGCTGCTCAAGGAGTTTAATATAATAATGGTTGACAGTATAGCATTTCGGTGCTATACTGTATGTATAAGTTAACAAAAGGGTAATGCGATGGCTACTAAAGATACACAAAGTAAACTAAAAAACTTTACTCCGGACCCAGATATTACACCTGAAGCATTAGAAGAGATGCGTGTAGAAGTTATGGACCGTATTATTACGGCACGTATTGGGTTGCTATTGCGTCATCCTTTCTTTGGCAACATGGCTACACGTTTAAAGATTGTTGCTGCCGATGATTGGCTAGGTACTGCCGCAGTGGATGGTCGTAGCTTGTACTACAACACACAATTTTTTAATGCAATGAACAATAAAGAAATTGAGTTCGTTGTTGCACACGAAATTTTGCATATGGTATTTGATCATCTAGGACGCAGAGAAGATCGTAATCCTATGATTTATAACATTAGCGCAGACTATATTGTAAACAATACACTAGTACGTGACCGTATTGGACAAATTCCAAGCATTGTAGACTGCTATCAAGACTTTAAATACGAAGGATGGACAAGCGAAGAAGTATACGACGACGTCTACGAAGAAGCTAAAAAGAACGGTGAAGAGTACTTAAAGCAACTTGGCGAAATGCTAGACGAGCACCTAGACATGGACAGTGACAACGAAGGCAGCAGTGACAGCGAAGATGGCGAAGATGGCAACGGCAACGCTACAAGTAAACGCAAGCCTAAATATTCTAAAGAAGATATGAAGCAGATCAAAGACGAGATCAAAGAAAACATGATTTCGGCGGCACAGAGCGCAGGGGCAGGTAATGTTCCTGGTGCTGTTGCACGTATGATCAAAGAACTTACTGAGCCTAAGATGAACTGGCGAGAAATTATTCGTCAGTCAGTACAAAGTTCAATTAGAAGTGATTATACCTTTAGTCGTCCTTCACGAAAAGGACAAATGAGCGGCGCAGTTTTACCTAGCATGGACTTCCAAGATACTATCGATGTTGCAGTTTGCATAGACATGAGTGGATCAATTGGCGAAGTACAAGGCAAAGACTTTCTAGGCGAAGTCAAAGGCATCATGGAAGAGTTTCCAGATTATAATATTAAAGTATGGTGCTTTGACACAGACGTATACAATGAAGAAGATTTTGCTGCAAACGATGGCAAGGACTTGCTGGACTATCAACTGATGGGCGGCGGCGGTACTGACTTTATGGCTAACTGGACATACATGAAAGAACAAGACTATGTTCCTAAGAAGCTCATTATGTTTACAGATGGCTATGCTTGGGATAGCTGGGGTGATCCAGACTATTGCGACACAGTGTTTGTTATCCACTCGAATCGAGATAAAAACTTGGAAGGACCGTTTGGTACCTCAGTACACTACGATGCGGCTGCATGATAAAAAATAGAACACCTAATCCATTAAATGTATTTGAAGTGAGGCAAGTTAAATCAGCGCCGCCTCACTTCGAGTACGTTAACTTACCTATGACTTACAATTTAGAAGAAAGTTTAGTTAAGTGGATTAGACAACATCTAAAGCATAGATTTTATGCTGGTAAGAACGTAAGCCTAGACAGCGAAAATAAGTTAGTACAAGTATTAACTGTTGGGTTTGAAGAGACAAAAGATATGAGTTATTTCATGTTAGCATGTCCACATTTAAAGTACAAATAAATAAAGTACGCATATATACTATAACAAGGAGAAAATTATGAGCGAAGATAAAACTGTCGAAGCAACTGTAACGGAAGCAGCGGCGACACCTGGCCCTAGTGAAGCACAAGGACCTGATCTAACAGTACAGGACTTACAAGCACTAAAGAGCATTATCGATGTTGCAAGTCAACGTGGCGCTTTTAAGCCTAACGAGATGATGACTGTAGGACAAACTTACAACAAACTAGAAACATTTTTAGCAGCCGTTGCACAACAGCAACCTGCACAAGGAGCATAAAATGGCACTTAAACATGTAGGCCGTATGGCTAACAACAAGCGTAGAGTAATTGTTGCGTATAAAGTATTACCCGGTGATCCAGATCATTGTGTTGTAGTAACAACTGAAAACTTAGAAGCCGGTGATCACGATTCACTAATCAAGTTAGTCGAATCTGCGGCAGGACAAGAAGCAGATGACCTAGCAACTGTTATGATGCGTACACAACTATCAGACGGTAGTAACATGCTTGCACGTTTCCACACAACAGGCAAGATGGTTAAAGTTAAAACCGCAGAAATTGAAATGATTCCTAATCAGAATACTAGTATCAGGTTGAGTGATCTTAACGAAGCTATTGCACAACAGCGCGGAGTTACAGTTAATGATTTAGCTGTTAAAAGTGCTAGTGGACAAACTAAGGCACCAATAGGATCTAATGATCCAAAAATGACTGCTAGTGAAATGGCTGCGGCTGCTCCTAGTGTAGCCCCTGTCGCAGACGATGGCGTAATCACTGACGAAGCACTTGCTAAAAAATTCCGCAGTGATGCAGATCGCTTGAGTAAAGAAGCAGCTGAATTACGTAGACAAGCCGAAGAATTAGTTCCAACTAAAAAGAAAGCTGTTATTAAAAAGACTGCTGCAAGTGCCTAAAAATAAACTCCCCCCTGAGGTGATTAAACATTGGCCTGAAGTATTTAAAGACGTTGAAATTAAAGCCGTTCCCATCGAGTATATACATAATATACATGTATATTTTAAAGATGGGAAGGTTTGGCAAATTGATATGGACAAACAGACACGACAAGATGGCGGCGATGTTTCAAAAGTCGAAGAAAGTTTAGAGACATTTTTAGAGCAATACAACGACGAAATATCACACGTCGATTTTCGATTAAATACATCCAAAGTTGTCGCTGATGTTAAAAATAGAACCAAAAGTTTTATGAAAAAGCGCAAATAGATTCCAGGTAATCTTTAAAAATGTATAAATACTAATAATAGATATTCTAGGAGTATATACATGGCATTACGTCTAAGACGCGGCACAGATGCAGAGCGCTTGCTAATAACACCCGTAGAAGGTGAGTTAATCTACACTACTGACACTAAGTTATTATACGCAGGTGACGGTAGTACTGCTGGCGGAACGTTAGTTACTGGTTCAGGTGGTGGTGGCGGTTCTACAACATTAGATGCACTTACTGACACTGATTTAACAGGTGCAACTAATAACGATGTACTAAAATTTAACGCAGGCACTAACAAATGGGAACCATCAATT